CAACAGATCGCTCCAGAACTTAAAGGAGGTTCTCCAGAATTACTTAGAAAATTTAAAGATAGAATTGCAGAGATAAGAAATGAAGTAATTGTCGCTAACAATGCGTTTGTAAATAATACAAAACAAATTAATAATAATGCAGGTGAAATTAGAGGTTTTTCTGCTGCATTAAGAGATGCAAGAGCAAATGTAAAACTATTTAGTGGAGAATATAATGTTTTAACTCAAGGCATTCAGAAAGCAGATTTTACTGCACGATTTAAAGAAATAAAAGAATTTAGCAGGATTGCAGCAAATCAAGCAGCTAATTTAGGTGGAAATATTCCAATGGCACAAGGAACTACCTTTGAAGACTTAATGGCATTTAGGCCAACTAATACTAGAGAAGCTATAAATGATTATGTAAGTATGTTGAGATTTCTTGAGGCAAGATTAGATAGAACTAGCGATAGGTTTAAGCAAGTTACTGCAAGAATAAAAGAAATGGAGACTCAACTTCGTTCTCCAATAATACAAGATACACCTAATCAAACTTCAAGACCTGCTGGCCCTAGACAGGCAATGGCAGGAGAAAACTTTTTTAATAGAACTTTTGGTCAAAATAGACAATTTCAACAAGGTGGAATGTTTTTCGAGCCTGGTGGATTTGCTAGTAGAAGAAGAAATGCTCTTAGTAGTGGTCTAATTGGTGGAGGTTTTCCTCTGTTATTTGGTCAAGGTATAGGTGCATCTGTTGGTGGTGGTATTGGTGGTATTGCTGGAGGATTTTTAGGTGGCGGACTAGGATTTGGTCTTTCTATTGTTGGTACTCAATTAGGTAAACAAGTTGATTTATTAGTCCAAGCAACAAAAAAAACAGGAGATGCTTTAGGGGATTTAACAAAAGATGCAAATGTATTAGTAGAGGCTTTAGGTAATACTAATAATGCTTTTGGACAAAGAATACAATTATTAGAACAAGCAGAAGGTAAACAAGCTGCATTTGCAGAAGCTGTTAAACAAACTACTGCTGTTGTTGGTGAAGAGGGTGTTACTGCATTAAAACTATATGGAGATGAGACTAGAGAAATACAAACAAGTTTGGCTCAAATATTTTTACAATTTCAAGCTGGTTTGGCAAGAGTTAATGAATTCCTTGGAATTACTAAAGCACTTGCTGATTTATTGCCTAGAAATTTAAGTGGAGAATTAAATCAAATTTTAGGTAATCCAAATAGTGGTAATTTTGGAGCACTAACTGGTTCTAGAACAGGTTTAAATCCTGCCGAGATAGCAGAAAGAATAAGAAAAATTGAAAATCCACAAGGTTTTAAAGAAGGAGCTTTTTCAATGATGAATGAGTTTCAATTAGAAAATCTTAAAGAAGACGCTAAAGATTTAGCAGAAATCGGTAATCAAATAGTTAATAATACAATTGCTCAAGATCTATTTAATAAAGAATTAGAACATCAAATAAAACTTAATGAAACTGTTGGTTATACAGCAAGACAAGAATTAAGAGTTCGTAAAAAAGTTAATGAAGAAATTAAAAAATATGAAGAACTTGTTAATAGACCTGCAAGAGAAAATGAGATAGACAAAATAACGAGACTAATAGAAGCTACAGAAGGTTTAGCTTTAGGAATGAGATTAGTTAATGATGAAATTGAAAAATTAGATATAGAAATGATTAAATTAAATGATACTGGATATCAAATTGTTCAACTATCAAAAGCTATTAGTTCATCTTTTGAAGAATCATTTAAAGGAGTTATTAAAGGAACAATGAGTGTTCAAGATGCATTTAGAAGTATGTTTATGCGTATAGCAGATCATTTCTTAGATATGGCTGCGAAAATGATGGCTACACAAATATCAAAAGGAATTTTTGGGATATTTACTGGTGGTCTTAGTAATATTTTTGGTGGAGGTTTAGCTAGTTCTGCTCAGTTAGGAGCACAAGCAACAGCAATGACAGGCATACCAAGCGGTGCAGATTTATTACCAGGATCTTTTGGTATCTCAGGTAAATTAGCTAATGGTGGTACAGCACAGAAAGGAAAGTCTTATTTAGTAGGAGAAAAAGGTGCTGAAATATTTACTCCTGGAGTTACAGGTACAGTAACTCCTAATCACGCTATGGGTTCAACAAATATCGTAGTAAATGTAGATGCTACTGGTTCTACAGTTGAAGGTGACGAAGAACAAGGTAGAGAACTTGGTCGTCTTATATCTGTTGCTATACAATCTGAATTAATACAACAGAAAAGACCTGGAGGTTTACTTGCATAATGGCTACTTTTCCTTCAATTACACCAACATACGGGCAGCAAAAAAGATCAGCACCTAATACCAGAACAGTACGTTTTGCTGATGGGTATGAGCATAGAATTTTATTTGGATTAGCACAACATCAGAACCCAAAAATATTTAATTTAACTTTTAATGTATCAGAAACAGATGCAGATACTATAGAAACATTTTTAGATGCTAGAGCAAATGATAGTGCCAGCTTTACTTTTACTCCTCCAGGGGAAGCTAGTTCATCTCAATTTGTTTGCGAAGCATGGAGTAAATCAATACCATATAACAATAGAGCTACAATACAAACAACTTTTAGAGAAGTATTTGAACCTGCAACATAATGACAACTGTTTGGTCCGCCGGTGATAGCGTAAATTTAAATGAAGTTGTAGTTCCTACAGCAGCAAGAAGAAAAGATGGTTTATTCTTTCGGGTAACTTCAGCAGGAACAACAGGTAGTAGTGAGCCAAATTGGGTAAGTACAGTAGGTGAAACTGTTTATGATAATAATGTTCAATATGTTTCTTTTAGTAGCACCTTCAGTGATATTCAGTCCATAAATCCATCTGCTGTTATTGAATTATTTACTTTGACATTACAAAATAAACTGCATTATGACGCTTGGGAAGCAAATAAAGCTTATACAGTTGGCAATATAGTTGATTCTGCTTCATCTAATGCAGGTGTTGTTTTTAAATGCACAGTCGCAGGTACAAGTGGCAGTAGTCAACCTAGTGCTTTTGGTTCTGCTTCTATCGGTCAAACAGTAACAGATAATCAACAAATTACATGGACTGCTCAAAGTGTTGATATTTATTATTTCCATTCGGGTAGCAGTTTAAATGCTAACAATAAAATTAAATGGCAGAATGTAGATTATCTTAGATTTCCTATACAAGCATCAGGTTTTGCTTTTCAAAAAGGACAGTTACCTAGACCAAAACTTGTTGTAAGTAATGCCACAGGATTAATTTCTTCCATATTACTTAGCGTTAACCAAGTGACAACAGGTAATGATTTAACAGGAGCGAAGGTAACAAGAATTAGAACATTAGCTAAATTTATTGATGCTGCTAATTTTGCTGATGGACAAAATCCAAATGCTGATCCTACAGCAGAATTTCCTAGAGAAATATATTCAATAGATCGTAAATCTGCAGAAAATAGAGAAGTTGTTGAATTTGAACTTGCAGCACCTACTGATCTTGCAGGAATAAGAATACCGAAAAGACAATGTACCAGAAAAGATTTTCCAGGCATTGGTACGTTTTCACAATGACTTGGCAAAATGATGCGTTGGTTCATGCGAAAGACCAAAATCCAAAAGAAGCGGTAGGACTTGTATTAAATATACGAGGCAAACAAAAATACTTTCCTTGTCGTAATCTTGCGATAACAGATCATCAATGTTTTATTCTTGATCCAGAAGATTATATTAAAGCAGATAAGACAGGTGAGATTATAGCTGTTTTTCATAGTCATCCAATAAACCCTCCAACACCTAGTCAAGCAGATAAAATTAGTTGTGAAGATAGTGGATTGCCTTGGTATATTGTCAATCCGACAACAAAACAATGGGCTTACTTAGAGCCATCAGGATATAAACCACCTTTATTGGGTAGGCCATGGGTTTGGGGTGTTACTGATTGTTGGAGTTTAGTAAGAGATTGGTATAAAGAACACAAAAATATAGAACTTAAAGATTGGGATAGACCAATAACACCAGAAGAGTTTCTTAAGAATCCATTATTTGAAAGTTGTGCTTGGAGAACTGGGTTTAGAGAGCTTAGAAATGATGAAAGATTAAAGAATGGAGATGTTCTACTAATGTCTATAATGCACCCAAGTTTAAATCATGTAGCATTATTTTTTGATGGTGATGTTATTCATCATTTAACAGATAGACTATCTTGTAGAGAGCCTTACTCTGAATGGTTGTTAAAATGTACAGGAAAGAGGTATCGCTATGCTTCGTAAAGTAAAACTGTATGGCAAATTAGCTGAATTTGTAGGCCATGAACAATTTGAGGTAGAAGTTAATAGTGTAGGACAGGCTGTAAGTTTTTTACTCAATAATTTTCCGCAATTAGAAAAGTATATGAGTCCTAAATATTATCAGGTAAAAGTTGGTAATTATGATATTGATAAAGATGAAATCAACTATCCTGTTGGTAAAGAAGATATACATTTTGTACCAGCTATAACGGGTGCAGGTAGAGGGTTTGGAAGAATATTATTAGGTGCTGCATTGATTGGAGCAGCTTTTTTATTACCAGCTACGTTTATGGGCGGACCCGCAACATTTAGTATAAAAGCAGGATTAGGAGGAGGCCTTTTAGCAAAAAGTATGGTATATGTTGGTGCGTCTTTAGTATTTCAAGGGGTTTCTGAGTTATTATTTCCATTACCTCAACCTCAAGACTTTAATTCAGAAGAAGATCCACAGTTATCTTTTAGTTTTAGTGGGCTTCAAAATACATCAAGAGCAGGTACTCCCGTTCCAATAGTTTATGGTGAAATAGTTACAGGAAGTGTTGTAATAAGTGCAGGTATTGATACTAACCAGGTGGAAGCATGACTAAAAATCCTAAAATTATCAGAGGTGCTGGTGGTCCTCCTCCTCCCCCAAAACCATTTCGTGCCCCAGATACATTACATAGTAGACAGTTTGCTACTGTTCAGGATCTAATTTCTGAAGGTGAGATTGAAGGTTTTGCCTCTCCATCAAAAGCAGGAATTACTGATAGAACATCTACAGCTTATAACAATGCTGCATTAAAGGATGTTTTTCTAAATGATACTCCTGTCTTAAATCAGAGTGCCGATAATACTAATCCTGCCAATAGTGATTTTAATTTTCAGGATGTTACTTTTAAAGCCAGATTTGGTGAAGGTACTCAATCTATAATGACAGGCATACCAACTGAGACCCGTAGGCCGATTGCTGTAAGCACCGCAGATGTTCTTCAGTCAGGCAATGGCGTAGTCAAAGCAGTAGCTAATCAATGTGATGCTGTGATAGTTACCTTGACTTGGGCACAGATTCAGAAATCAGAAGATAACGGAGACATACATGGATCTACCGTTAAGTATAAAATTTCTGTTCAACCTAGTGGTGGTGCTTATGAAGAAAGAGTTAATACATCTGTAAAAGGTAGAACTGCTGATTCTTATTCACGAGATCATAGACTAGAAATGGTTGATGCTTCTGGTAATCCTCTTAATTTTCCTGTTAATGTAAAAGTTGAAAGAATAACTCCTGATGCCAGTGCTGCTGGCTTTTTAAGAGATGAATTTAAATTTTCTTTTATACAGGAAGTTATAGAAACTACTAACACTTATAACAACAGTGCTTATGTAGGGTTACGAGTTGACAGTAAAATATTTAACGCAATTCCAAAAAGAACTTTTCGAGTTCGAGGAATAAAAGTAAGAATCCCAGGTGCAGGTGCTAACAGTTCTGGTACTCCCACTGTTGATTTACAAACAGGGAGAATAATCTATCCAGATAACTACATTTTTAATGGAACGATGCAAAGTGCAAAGTGGTGTAGTTGTCCAGCCATGATACTGCTTGATTTGTTAACGACAAAAAGATATGGATTAGGAGATCACATAGCTCCAGATCAAACAAACGACTCCACAACTTATTCTAATATTGATCTATTTAGTTTTTTTGCAGCCTCCAAATATTCAAATACATTAGTACCAGATGGTACTCCTGCTGGAACTAAAGAAGCTAGATTTAGTTGTAATGTAAATATACAAAGTCCGAAAGAAGCATACGCAGCAATAAATGAATTAGCAGGTGTTATGAGATGTATGCCGATATGGTCAGCAGGAACTATTAACATCACACAGGATGAAGAAACAACCGCCAGTTATTTATTTAACTTAGCCAATGTAGGAGAAGGAGGATTTAATTATCAAGGCAGTAGTTTAAAACAGCGTCATTCTGTTATTTCTGTTAGTTATTTCAATATGGATTCTAAAGAAATAGATTTTGAAGTTGTAGAGGATGATGCAGCAATAGCAAAACTTGGAACGGTAGTAAAACAAGTAAAAGCCTTTGCCTGTACTTCTCGTGGTCAAGCTGCAAGACTTGGAAGGGCAATATTGTTTGCAGAGCAAAATGAAAGTGAAACAGTTACTTTTACAACTTCAATAGATTCTGGAATGTTAGTTAGACCAGGTGCGGTTATAGAAATAAACGATCCAGTGAGAGCAGGTGCCAGAAGAGGTGGTCGTGTTGTAGCAGCAACTACTAGTTCTATTACTATTGATGCAGCAACTTCAACTCTTTTAACGCATAGCGATGGTCAAGGTAATATATCTGGCCCAGGTTTGTTAAATTCACCTACTATTTCAGTAATTTTACCCGATGGAACAGTTGAAACAAAAACTATAAACGCAGAATCTTCAGGTGTTTTAACCTTGGATTCGGCTCTTTCAGCCGCACCAAATGTAAACTCTCCTTATTTAATTTCAAGTACTACACTTGCAACCCAACAATTTAGAGTGATACAGGTAGAAGAACAGGATGATATTAATTATGTTATTACTGCTTTAACTTATGTTCAAGGCAAATATGATTTTATAGAAAAGGGAGATCCTTTACCTGTTAGAAATATATCGCTTTTAAATAGTCCTGTTAATTCTCCAAGTAATTTAACTGCTACAGAAACAACAATTGTTATTAATGGAATTGCTAGAAGTAGATTATTAATTAGTTGGAAACAGCCTTCAGAAACATTCTTTGCAACCGATGGAAGTGTTTATGAAAAACCTCAAGGTGCATCATCTTATCAATTAAATTATCGAATAGTTTCTGAAGACGGTAATGCAGATAATTTTATAACACAGGAAGTTTTTAGTAATGATTTTGAGATCATGGATACTAAAAAAGGAAGTGTAGATGTTGAAATTTATTCTTACAATGCTTCTGGCAAATTATCAACTAATCCTGTCACTGGAACGATTCAGACATTAGGTAAATCAGGTACTCCAGACAATGTTACTGGTCTGACTATTGAACCTATTAATGAACAACTTTTAAGATTAAGATTCGAGCAATCGACTTCTATTGATGTATTACATGGTGGTCGTGTTTATGTAAGACATTCAAATTTAGACGAAACAAGTGCTACTTTTCAGTCGGCACAAGACGTTATAGAAGCTGTACCTGGAAATGCAAATGAGGTAATTTGCCCTGCACTAGCAGGAACATATCTTCTTAAATTTCAAGATGATACTGGTAATTTTAGTGAAACAGCAGCAAAAGTCACTTCATCTTTAGTTGATATTATTGATTCTGTTACTGTTAAAGAAGATAGAGAAGATACAGATTCAACACCATATAACGGTAATAAAGGATTTGTAAATTATGATAGTACTCAAGGTGGATTAATTCTTACAAATCCAGTAAATAACAGCACTGGTGAATACCATTTTGTTAATTCTCTTGATCTCGGTGGTATATTTACTGTCAATTTACAGAGGCATTTTCAAGGGGTTGGATTTTATTCGGGCGTTAATTTTGACAGTAGGACAGAAAAGATAGATACATGGTTAAATTTTGATGGAACTGAAGCTCCCAATGCAAATGCAAAAATGCAGGTAGCAACTACAGATCTTGATCCAGCAGCAACATCTAGTGCTTTATATCAATTAGTAGGTAGTTCTGTCCAAAACAAAATTAGAATCCAAAAGACAAGTCATGGGTTAGCAGTTGGAGATGTTATTTTTGTTACTTTTACTGCAGGTCAAGCTTTAAACTTTCAAAATATGAATCGTGAATATACTATTGCTGAAGTTGAAAGTGCTGATTTAGTTAATGTAAATAGTGATACTAATTTTAACCAGATTAGTAGTGCTGCTGACTGTACTATTTCAAATAAATTTAAGCAATTTAATGACATAGCAAGTGGAAGTGTTAAAGGTAGAGGTTTTAGATTTAAGATACAGCTTGCAACAACAGATACGGCTCAGAATATGAATTTACAACAAGCAGGTTATAAAGCAACTATGCTTGCAAGAGAAGAACAATCTTCTGTTATAGCATCTGGAGCAGCAGCAAAAGCGGTTACTTTTACAAAACCATTTTTTGTTGGTACGTCAGGATTAGGTAATCTCAACAATTTCTTACCTTCTGTTAATATCTCTCCACAAAATATGGCAACGGGTGATTATTTTGTGCTTAACAATATATCTGGAACTGGTTTTACAGTGCATTTTAAAAACTCAAGTAATGCTAGTATTGATAGAAACTTTACCTACACTGCTGCAGGTTTTGGCAAGGGAGGGTAAAATGAAAAAAAGTAGTAGTTAACTATGGCTGATGTTACAAATTATAATATCGAAAATGCTTCGGGAGCTAATGTCCGTATAGATTTAAATGCTGTTTTTGGAGCTATTCAATCTAATAATTCTAAGGGTTCTGATCTTGCTGACAGTCAATGTGTTACAGGAATGTGGTTTTTAAGGAGTGATACAAATACTTTAAAGATAAGAAATTCTAGTGACCAATTTACAACTGTAGGGAATATCAATTCAGCAAATTTAGGCTTATTGCCTAGATCAGGTGGTACGAGTGCACCAATGACAGGTCAGTTTTTAGCTGATGACTCTAACAGTGCAACTGCTCCTGCTATAAGTTTTGCTACAGATGAAAACTTAGGTTTATTTAGAAAAGCTGCAGATCAAATGGGTTTTGGATGTGCGGGTGCAGAACAAATGATTTTTGATGCCAATGGTTTAACGCTTCAGGCAGAAAATAATCTTAGACTTGCTGATTCAGATAGCAGTAATTATGTAGCGTTAAAAGCACCAGCAACTGTAGGTACAAACTATACTCTTACCTTGCCCACAGGAATTGGCAGTGCAGGAGAATTTTTAAAAATTGAAAGTGGTGGTCAGTTAAGTTTTGGAACTGTTACCTCAACTCAAGCTTTAACAGTAAATGGTAATTTAACAGTTACAGGAACAGTTGATGGTCGTGATGTAGCTGCTGATGGTACAAAACTTGATAACCTTAATAAACCGTTGGTAAATATAAACTTAAGTACCAATCAAACTTTAAGTGGCAATAATACACACACTTTAATTGAATTTAATACAGAAATATTAGATGCAAATAATTGTTTTGATACCTCTACTCATAAATTTACACCAAATGTAGCTGGTCTTTATTTTGTTTCTTTCACTGCTTATTTAGGTCAAATTAGTGGCACTGGTGATATATTTGATACTGAAATAAGTGTCTGTAAAAATACAGCAGATAGTGATATAAGCGATGTTGATGGTAATGACACTGTTATAGCAAGAGCAAAAACCAATCCAACAAATACCAATCCAGATCAAAACAGTTCAAATAGTTTATCTACTATTGTGCAAATGAATGGTAGTAGTGATTTCTTAATATTTAGAGCAAAAATTAACAGTGGAAGCGGTGTTACCAGAACAGTTATTGGTTCAAGTACTAACCCGTCTACTTATTTTGTCGCTTATAGGTTACAAGCATAGTTATGTCGAGATATATTTTAAATAGTTCATCTTATAGCTAATGGCAATTCAACCTGGTACATATAATTTTACGTTACAGCGTAGATCAGATCATATTATCCCTTTGTTATTTAAGGACGGAAATGATGCAGCTATAAATTTAACAGGATATACAGTAGAAGCACAGGTTTGGGAAGAGACTCGCACCACAAAATATGCAGATTTTGCTGTTACTTATACAGATCGTGCTGCTGGTTCTATTTCTATAGCGTTAACAGATACACAGACAGCTACATTTACTCCAGATGTTTTAAAATACGATGTGTTATTAACTGATCCTTCGGGGTCGAAAGAATATTATTTAGAAGGTACTATATTTGTAAGTGAAGGATACACAGCATGACTTCTGTAAACGTTACAACTACAAAAAATACAGTTACTGTAAACGGTGAGACAAGGGTCGTCACTGTAAAAACAGCAGGGCCACAGGGTACTTTTTCTGATGGTGATAAGGGCGATGTAACTGTATCAAGTAATGGATCAAGTATTGTTGTTAATGCTGGAGCGATAAATAATGCAAAGGTAGCTAGTGATGCTGCGATTGATTTAACAAAACTTGCTACAGGTGCATTACCTACAGCTATTACTGTTACCAGTGCAAATATATCTGATCTTAGTATTGTCAATGCTGATATAAACGCTAGTGCTGCTATTGCAGGTTCAAAGATAAGTCCTGATTTTGGCAGTCAAAATATAACTACAACAGGAAACATAGGTGTTGGGACTAACGCAGTACTATCTACTAATGCACTTACTTTTACTAATAATTCTGGTGGTCAAATAATTTTTAATGATGCTAATAATCAACCTGATTACAGAATACACTCT